AATGGATTAAACAAATTGAAAAAATATCAAGCGATGTTTTAAAACAAAAAAAGGAGAGCAAATGAAAATAATTGAAAAACTTAGTACCTATGCGGCACTGCTTGGAGTTATTGGTGCTATCGGTGGGGGCTTTTACACATGGGGCCAGTTTAACTCACGTCTAGATGCTATTGAAGCTACGCCTTCTGTTAATTTAGCACCACTAGTGGCAAAAGATAAAGAATTAAATAAAAAAATTGATGAGGCTTTATTATATGCAAATGAATATAAAGTTGATTTGATTGATAGAATTAAAAAAGTAGATGATAAAATTGTACCAGTAAATCTTACAAAAGTATTTGCAGAAATTGGTAAAGTAAGAGAACAAATTGCTATGCTACCAGAGCCTGCTAATCTACAACCTCTCCTAGATTCTCTACAAGCATTAGAAGAATATGGTTGGGAATTAGAAGAAGATATTGAAGAGATAAGTAAACAACTTGCAATTGTATCTAAAGAAAATGAAGTGCAAGATGCACAAATAGAAGAAATAAAATTACAAAGTAAAAATCCATTAGGAGGTTAAGTGGCAGACGAAAGTTTAATGGCACAACAAATAAAAAAAGAAGAAGAAGAGTATATAGATAGAGCAAAAAAGTTACCTATATCTACATACCCATCTCTTATGGGAGTTCTTTTTGATTATGGAGCGGGATATTTAGGTCGTGACCCAAATACTTTACGTTCAAGCTATGCTCAACCTTTTAAATCTAAAGCAGAAGTTATGGGGTATAATTTAAAAAATGCTGAAGAAATGTTAGCTATACCAAGAAAATATAAAAATAGCATTTCATTTGTAGATTTAGTAGATGCTTTTAAAGAAGCAACTAATCCCCCTTTTAAAACATTAGTTCCAGACCCAAAATCTAGAGGAGAATAAATGGCATTACCAACTACACAATTATTAACAACACAATTACAAAATGAATCTGTTAGAACACAGCCTACAACTGCGATGGATGGTAATGTTACAAGGCCTATGCTTATTGCTGACTTATTAAAGTCTATGAAAGATGTAAATTTTAGTCAGTTAGTAACAGAGTATGGAAGTATGGCAGGAATAAATGATAAAAGTATTACCCCTAATATAAATGCATTAATGGCAGAAAGAGAAAGAGTTCCTGCAACTCCTTTAAAACAAGCACAAACACCAGTGCCACCCCCAACACAACCAACAGCACCGCCACCTGTAGTAGATGAAATTGCGGAACCAATTAATGTTCCTACACCTATGGCAGATGCTATGTCAAACGTAACAATGTCACCAACAGGAACAGTTACAGAACAAAATACAGGATTGATGTCAAATACTACGCAACAGATTGCGTAATTCTTCATCAAAATGATGTGAATCTGCTTTGCAATGATTCACAATAGCAGACACTAAATGGGCATAATAGTCATCACCAAGTTCTTCTAGAACTTTTTTAGTAGGTAATGACTCATGCCTAGTTATTAAATTACCTTCATTATTTATTGACACCACAGTACTAAAAAGGATTGCCTCTTTAGTTCTTGGTGTCATTTTTTTTGGTATCATCTTTAACAAAATTAGGATTTATTTTAGGGTCTAATTTTGGTAATTTACTTAATACTGCAATACCTTGAGCAACTTCACTATAAGGTTTCGTGAACATATACTTCATTATTACTTGTAGCTGTTCCTCTGTTATAATGTAATTAGTCATTCTTCTTTCCTCCAAATTTAATTTCACCTGCTATTGCACTATATGCAGACATATCAATATATGTATCTTTACTAACTGCACCCAATTTAGTACGAGCCATTTTTAATAATGCCATCATTAATGCAACATCATGTGCTTCTACTTTTACATCTAGATATGCTGACCATAGTCTAGCTATATTATTATGGTTATCAGTTTTATCCCCATAATCTTTTTGTCTATCTGTGCCAGATAATCTAATAGCTTCAGATAAAATTTCTTTTGTTTTCATTTTTTATTTTTCTTAAATTTCCTACCAACAAAAAATACAATAGTATTTATGCAAGTATTTATTGTCACCATAATTAAAATCCACCATTGCCAAAACTCAACTGTCATATTTTTATTAAATCACCAATTGGTACTAAATATCCTTTTGATGTTAAATTATCTCCTCCTGGCATAACTCTGTAATTATTACTAACTAATTTTTTTAATCTTGATAAAGGTATATGCACAGAAAATAAATGTGTATCTTTTGCACTTACAATCTTAAATATCCAAGTATTAGATTTACTTGTACGTATGCCACTATCTTTTCCTCTTGATTGGAACTCTACATAAACATTACCTGTTTTATGTGCCATTCTATCTGTTTTTAATTCATACTTCTCAAGAGATTTCATTACCATCTTTTCATGTTTCTTTCCATATGATAAATCTTTTTCAAATTTAGTTACAGAAAAATCACTTTTTCGTAACTCTTTTATATTATCACTTTTATTTTCTTTTATCTGTGTCTTACTCAATTTAACCTCTTCTTTCTTTGCTCTAACATATCAACTAAATCTGCGACCAAATCTTGTTGTGGATTAGATAATGATTCAACTCCTGCATCAAATATTAAGTCTGGATTATCTAGTGCTAACCTAACCATTCCATGTGCTATAGTTAATGCAATACTATAATCATGTGTAAGTGGAGGCACATTAGGTTCAGTTACAGAGCAACTAAAACCTTTTTCTGATGGATATACTGCTATTGTTATTCTAGCTTCTATATCTTCTCCGTTTTCTTTCATATTTTTCCTATCATTTGTAAAAAATGTTTTGCATCAAGTATAGCTAATGGTTGATGTTTATTCATTTTAATTATTCCAATTGGAGTTTCTCTCTCATTAGAATTACTTTTTGCTTGGTCTATAATATCATATATTCCTTTAAATGTCTCTTTATTTTTACATTCAAAAGAATATGGTATTAATTTTTTAGCAGGGTTAGATAACTTAATATCCTCCCCTGTTTCCCCCATTATTGCACAACTTATATCATTAGAATCAAGAGATGTAAATATTTCTAACAATGTATCTCGCACCCAATTTTGTAATCTTCTTCCTTTAGCTTTTCTACTTCTAACTGTTGTCATGTTCCTCTTTTGGATTTTCTACTTTTGTATACCAAAAATATTTTGGGTTCATTGCTTTTGATTGTTGTTGTGGTAAATATTGTAAACCTTCCCAACATGTTTTTTTGTATGGGCAAAAAGAACATTCCTTTCCTAATACTTTATTTCCTGTAACTTTACCATTAAAAGTTTCATCTATATCTTCAAATTGTCTTTTAAATGGTTCATTATTATTTAATGCTTTAAGATTTTTTTCTGCTTGTTCTAGTGCTTTTTTAGAATACTCATCATCATTGATTGGTGTTTCTACAATAGCCCATTCACCAGAAGATTTATCTATAGCAATCCATCCACCAAAATCTACACCTTCTGCTTTTGAATATAAATATCCTTGTGATGCATATCCAAATAAATCATCTTTTACAACAGCATCAAATCCTTCTAAAAATTTATATTTAAATGCATAGGGTGATGCACTTTTTATATCCCATATTTTATCAAATATTTTAGCATCATATGTTCCATTAATTTTATCTTTACCAAAATTATGTGTTACTTTTTTTTGAAAGTTATCTATTTTAATACCAGAAGATTTAAGTATAGCAACAGCCAATGCTTCTATCAAATCTCCAAATAAAAATTTCATTTTAGATTGATAGGATGGTGTCTCTGGTTTTGCACCACTTTTTTCCATTTGTAATTGGCACAAAGGTTTACCAATACTACTCATTCGTGGTTTAAATTTTGTCTCTCTTTCCTCTGTAAATTGTTTTTTAAATGCGTCTTTACACGCCTCTCCAAATTCATTTATTATAGTGCTAGAAATAGGAACAGAGGCCTTATTGGCCTCCGTTAAAAATAATTGCACTCTGTTAAGAATACTAGACACTATGATGCTAACACCACTTCGGGGTCATCTGCCATTTCATTTATTACTTTTGCAGATGCCACATCACGTTCCTTATTCTTATGAGCATTTTGATATTTTTCAGATATTCGGGCATTTTCTTCTTCTATTAAGGCATTAAACATATCCATATGTTCTAAATCCTTTTTAGTAAATTCAATTTCCTTACTATCTACTGAAACATTAGACACATAATACACATTACTACCTGCCTTTTTACGTTTCGTTGTTAAATTTAATAGATGATTTTGCATTAAACTATCTCTACCTTTAAGACTTTTTAACGCTTCACCTATTGGTGTAAAGTTAGACCCTGTTACACGGAACAATACAGGCATAGCATCAATAGTTGTTGCATCTCCTGTAGCTGTTGTGCCATCCATAGATAACAAACCATATACTAAACGATAACATTTAATATTACGTTGAGAATCTATTTCAGCTTGTGTAAGCTGTTCTTTATCTTTGCCTATTACCTTGCCACATCGAACTCCCCCATTAGAATCAATAGGTTCTTCTTTCCATGATTTAAATACAACAGATGAACAAGGATAATTATTATTATCTGGGTCATACTCCATGTATTGATAAGCATTAATAAAAGGTCTAAACTGTATAGCTTTATCTTTTATACTGTACACCTTAGATTCAATTCCAGGGTCGTATGTTGTATACACACCTGCAGATAATTGATTTCCATCATCATCCTCTGCCGCCCTGTTTATTGTAAGACGAGATATAGTGCCCGAACTAATTATCGAGCCATCATCTTGTCCTGTCATTCGCATTATCTCCTCTTTACTAAGAGATTCAAATGCTTTTAAGTCATTTACCATATAACCTCCATGGTTAATTTAATTATAATATTAGCATTTTTAACAGAAAAGTCAAGCATAAACTTCAGTGTTTAACCAATTAGAGCCTACCTTTATTTCAATATCCAAAGGAACATTAAAATCAATATCGTACATATCCTTCATTTTTTGTATTACCCCTAAACAACCACTGCGTAAGGAGTCAGCGACAATTTTCTCCTCACCAGGATATACATCAGCCACAATAGAATCATGCACTGTATTGATAAGTAGGCTCTTGGTATTGTTCTTCTCTAAAAGTTCTTGTATATTAATACAAGCAAGAGGAACAATGTCAGCCGTGGCAAATCCCTGCACAGGATAGTTTTTTATCTGTGTAGAGAAACTTGAACCACCCCAAGGCATTCGTTCTGCTTTTGGAAAAGCATATTGTCTGCCACTTGGAAGTGTAACAACTTTTCTTCGTATAGCCTCATCTTGTAATTTTTCATGCCATACTTTTATATCTGGATATTTTTTAAGAAAAGCTGAATAGTATTTCTTTTCATTATCTGTTCCAGACATACCACCATACAAAGGTTTAAATGTATGTGCTTTTGCTTCTTGTCTTGAACAACCTATAATGTCAGCAGTATATTGATGCACATCAACACCATTTTTTATATCTTCCATACCTTGTTTATCTTGTGCAAGAAACACTGCTGTTCTAAATTCTAATTGTGCATAATCTATTTCCATAACTTTACCTTTTTCAAATCTTGATGCAATAACTTTACGAATAGGAAATGTATTACCTCGTGGTTGGTTTTGGAAGTTAGGATTACGACTTGATAATCTACCTGTTGCTGTTACTGTTTGCATAAAACTAGGATAAAGATATCCTTTTTTTGTTGTATGTTTTTTAATACCATCAACAAATGTATTTAAATATACTTCTAATGCACTATATCTAGTAATCTTTTCAACAAATACTTTTAAGAATTGGTCACCTATTCGTGACATCTTTACTAGTGTACCTTTGTCTGTTTTAAATCCACCCTCTGCAACATCCATAACAGAATCTGGATAAGCAGTAAATCCTGCCTTATCTTTTAAATCTTTATACACAAAACCTTGTGCATTACAATCAACACATTTACTTAAATTTTTATATGGTTGTCCATTAACTTTTATTTTTTGAACTACGCCTCGCCCATTACATGTTGTACATTGATGGGCTTTTGTTTTTTGTACAGGTTCTAAATATTTAGCAAATATTTGTTTTAACTGTGTATTAGTAAATTTAGGCCTTTTCTTTTGTCTTTTAGTTACAGGGTCAATACCTAAATTAAATATTCGTGCCCATTCTTTTTTATCTTTTACTTTTACACCATAAACTAACCAAGATAATTGTTCTGGACTTGCAGGATTAATCTTTGTATCTCCCATACGAGCATAAATAATCTCATCTATATCTACACGAAGTTTATCATACTCTTCTTGAAAGTCTTGTTCAACTTCATCTAATGCTTTCATGTCAATGTAAATACCGTGATTTTCCATTTTAGCTAACACAACTAAAAACTGGCACATGTTTTGTAATGTTTTAATTAAATGTTTATGTTGTGGTTTTTTTAATTGTATCATTTGTGCATCAAATAAAGACCTAGTAGCTTTAACATCTAGTCTACCATATTCTTCTACAATATTAATTGGTATGTATTGAAAAGATACTTTATCTTTTATATATTG